AAGAGGGCGGCGGCGGCGCGGAGCGCCTGGGCCCGTCCCGAGGTGCGGGCGAAGATGGCGGCGGCGCTGGCCCGTCCCGAGGTGCGGGCGAAGAGGGCGGCGGCGGCGCGGAGCGCCTGGGCCTGTCCCGAGGTGCGGGCGAAGGCGCGCGCGGCACGCTGGGAGAGCCCGGCCGTGCTCGAGCGCCAGGCGCAGCGCCTCCTCGAACGCGCTCGAGCTCTCAAGGCTTCCACGGCGACGGCGACGCAGTCGCCGGAGCCCACGCGACCTCAGGCGCGCGACCGTCGGCGGGTCCGCCGCGGCGTGGCGACCGGGGACGTCACGCCCCTCATTACGCCGGCGCAGCGCGAGCGTCTCGCCGAGCTCGTGCGCGAGCTGCTGGCGGCGGAGATCTCCTCCAACTACCTCGCGGCGGTCCGTCTACGCGCGTGCGGTCGGCCTGAGCCGGCGACGTCGATCGAGGCCGAGAAGTGCATCGAGGCGCTCAAGGGCCTGCTCGAGCGCGCGCGCGCCCGCTGGCGGCCGGCGTGAAGCGCGGCACCCGGCCGGTGACCTATCACCAGGTCCACCAGGTGGACGGCGTGCGGTTCACCCACTGCGTCTATGAGAACGCCGGCAGCCGCGTCGTCGAGCTCGGCCGGGCGCGGACGCGGTGCCCACGCTGCGGTGCCGAGCTGCGGAGGCGCGGATGGCGGGCATGAGGGTGCTCTTGCCGGCGGGCGGCATCCGGATCCGGTCCGGCCAGCGCCGACTGATCTTCGCGACGGCCCGCATGCTCGGCCTCCGCGACGAGCAGCTCTACGACCTGGTCGAGAGCGCCTCGGATGGGCGCACGCGGGCGATCGCGCACCTGACGATCGGCGAGGCGCGGTGGACCGTGGGCGTCCTGAAGACGCTCGAGCGCAACGGTGCGCGCCTGGCCCTCGAGGCGGCGCGCTGCCCGGCCCGCATGCCCGATGTCTCTGAGGAGCTGCTGCGCAAGGCCGTCCGCCGAGGAGGTGCGGCATGAGAGCCGTGCCGAAGGACTGGGACCTGCCCGATGGCGTCCTCGAGGGCGACACCGCAGCCGCTGAGGTGGCCAAGGACATCCATCTGTCGCGCGCGCTCCGCGGCTACAAGGGCGCCTGGCGCCCGCCCGACGCCGACTACCGCGAGTACTTGATGGCCCGCGCCCGCCGCGGCGACGAGGCCGCCGCCAAGGAGCTGCTGGCCCGGTACAAGGTCCGCCTGATCCCACCAGCGCCGAGCGCGTGAGGCTCTTCCGCCGGATCTTCGCCAAGCAGACCTACACGCCCGAAGAGGTGGCAGGGCTGCTCGGCGTGAGCCTCGCGACGATCTACCGGTACCTCGATGAGGGCAAGCTGCCCGAGATCCGGCGCGTCGGGAAGCCGCGGCGCATCCCGATGGACAAGTTCCACGAGATGTACCCCGAGCTGAAGCCGCCCGTGCAGCTCGCGCTGTTCCCCTTCTCCCGGTAGGGCCCCAACCCAGGCCGCCACTTCCCTCCGGCTTGCGCGCCTTCCTCCCGTCGACGGACGGAACGGGCGGGGCGCGAAAAGTTTCTCATTGTCCTCACTGTCGTCATCCCTCTGCTGCGCGCCGCCATAGGCTGTCGACCACCCGATGCACCAGGGGCGGGACGGCGGCCGTCGGTGAGCTGGTTCGAGGCGCTGCGCTACGGACACTTCTCGCCGGAGACGGACGCGGCGCTGCGCGACCCCCACGGCACCGTCATGGACGAACGGCTCATGGTGCTGCTCGATCAGGCGCGCCAGGAAGCCGGCGTGCCCTTCATCGTGACGTCCGGCGCGCGGCCGCCCGCGGTGAATCGCGCCGCCGGCGGCGCCACCGATTCCGCCCACCTGATCACCGACGACGGCCACAAGGCGTACGCCGTCGACGGCCACTTCGTCGGCTGGCCGCTCCTCAAGCAGCTGCTGCACATCATGCGGTTCCCGTTCTTCGGCATCGGCGTGTACCCGCATCCGCTGCCCAGCGCCGATCGCGGGCGGCCGTGGACGCCGGTCGTGCACGTCGATCGCAAGGACCGCGGCAAGCCCTACAACGCCCAGGTCCTCTGGATCCGCAACGCGGCCGGCGCCTACGTGTACTGGCCGAGCGCGGAGTTCTGGGCGGAGTTCCGGGCGCTGGCGCGGGAGGTCGCATGACCGTGCCGATCCACGGCGCGGATATCCACACCGTGGATATCCCGGGCGCCACGTTGACCGCGGGACACCGCCTGGTCGACGGCAAGCTGCTCTGCGACTCGCGGGGCCGGCGGAGCTGGGCACACACGCTGGCGGTGCCGGCCGCGGTCGTGATCACGCTGTGGTTCATCACCGGCGGCCTGGACATCACGATCGGCTCGCTACACGTGCTGCTCGCCACGCGGTCGGCGGCCGAGTACGCGCTGGCCGTCGGGGTGTGGCTGGCCTTCCTCGGGCAGCGCGAGTACACGGAGAAGAAGCTGAGCGCGGGAGGCAGCGGTGGGGCTTGAGCTGCTGCTCGGGCCGCTGCTCGGCAAAATCCTGCCCTGGGTCGTCGGCGCCCTCGCCGTACTCGGCCTCTACATCGGCATCAAGCGCAAGGGGGCCAGCGAGGAGCACGCGCGCCACCAGCAGGCGACGATCGCGGCCCAGCAGGCCGCTCAGCAGCGGATCGACGACGCGCGCGACGCCGACCGAGCGGTGGACGAGGCCACGCGTGCCCGCATCGCGAAGGCCAGCCCGCCTCCGGCGCCGGCGCCGCCGCCGACTGGCCACAAGCCGGGCGACCGGTTCCAGTTCTCCTGGCTCGTCGGCATCGCCCTGGCCGGCCTGAGCGGCTGCGCGGCGGTCGCCGCCGCGCCGACCGTGCGCATCGACGTGCCGGCGCGTCCGGTGCTGCCCGCCTGCCCAGAGCCGCCGCGGCCTGCGGGCACGATCACGCGTTCGGAGAGCGGCGGGCTCGGCGTCCTGCTGACGATCGGGGACGCGGACTCGCTCCGGACGTTCCTGCGCGAGGCGCCGGCCTGCTGGACGATCCGCGAGCTGCTGCTCGACGGGCACATCACGAAGCTCGAGAACCGGCTGCGCGCCGTCGGGGGTGCGCGATGAGGCTGGCGGTGCAGGCCCCGCGTGTCCAGGTGGACACCATCGTCGTGCGAGGCGGCGAGGCTGTCGGGGGGTTCAAGTCCCCCGCGGGGCGCCATCGAGCTCCGGCGCGGCGCGACCCCTGGCGCGCCGTCGTCGGTGCGGTCGTCGGAGCGCTGGCCGCCGTCGCCGCGGCCGGCGTTCCGGCGAGCGCGGGCGCCCAGGAGCTGCCGACCCCAGGGGGCGTGCTCGCGCGCGAGGTCACCGCCGCCGAGCTGGCCGACCTCGAGGCGCTGCGCGCCGAGGCGCGACGGGCGCTGGGCGGCTGCGACGTCCGCCTGGCGATGCGGACCCATCCCGACGAGCCTGGGCTCATCGAGCTACTCGCCTGGTGCGCGGAGCGCAGCTGATGGTCGAGCGGGCCCGGCACGCGGCGCAGGAGTTCTTGCCGTGGGCGGCGCTCGCCGTGTTCACGGGCGCGGCGATCTGGGCCGACATCGGCCCCGAGATGCGGGAGCTGCTCTTCAAGTGGGGCCCCGGACTCTTGATCTTCCTCGTGATCGCGCAGCACGTCCCGACGTTGGTCCGCGCCCAGGCCCGGCAGGCCGACGCGATGGGCGCCGTCGCCCGGCAGCTCGAGGATCTGCCGCGTCGCGACGAGCTGAAGTTCCAGGACGTCATCATCGGCCAGGAGCTCATCCTCCGCGAGCTGGCCGACGTCAAGGCGAGGCTCGATGAGCAGCGTGCACGCTGAAGTCGCCCGTCGCTACCTGCTGCTGATCCTCGACGCGGCACGCACGGCCGACCGCGAGCGGGCCGACGACTCGTCGACCTACCGCGCCGAGGAGGTCATCCAGGCCCAGCTGCGGAAGGTGGGGCTGCCGCTCCGTCTCGCCGAGATGCGCGGCGAGCTCTACTACCTCTACGACAAGGGCCTGGTGAAGTTTCACCGCGAGCGGATCGGTCGCGAGGACTACTTCAGCTGGCGCATCACGGCCGAGGGCGTGGACGTCGTGCAGGGCACGCGCGCCGTCCCTGGGATCGCCGGTGCATGAGCCGGCGCAAGGGCGCTCCCTGGAAGCATCGGCCGCACCATCGGGCGTTCGCGCGCCTGTCTGCGGCCGGGCGGCAGCGGGCGATCGACGGCTTCAGGCGGAACGAGGCGACGACCGCCATCGCGGCGGCGATCGCGGAGGAGCACGGCGAGGCGATCGCCGTCTCGTCGCTCAACCGCTTCCGAGAGTGGTGGAACGCCACGGAGCGCCCGGTCCTCGAGGCGGCCGCCAAGGCCGAAGAGCTCGTGCGGGCGCTGAAGGACAACCCGACGCCCGAGATCGAGTCGGTCATCCGCCAGCTGTTGCAGGCCCAACGGCTCACGGCGATGGCGGAGGACCAGCGCCCCGATCCATGGGATCTCGGCCGGCTCGACATCGCCGAGCGGAAGCTCCGCCTGCAGGAGCGCGCGCTGGCGCTCCGGGAGCGAGAGCTCGAGCGCCGCGTGACGGCCGCCGGCAAGAAGATCGAGAAGGCGCTCGAGGGCAAGAACCTCGACCCCGACACGCTGCGGAAGATCCGCACCGAGGTCTACGGTCTTGCGCCTGAGAGGAAGTCGGCGTGACGGGGCCACGCACGTGGTGGGGCGAGGTCGTGTTGACCGCCATCGTGCTTGCGGGCGCCGTCCTCGTGGGGCTGGCGCTCACGCTCCTGCTGGGCAGCGCCATGGCTGAACCGGCCGTCAAGCTCTACGGCTACCAGAAGCGCTGGGTCGACGACCACGCGCGCTTCAAGGTCGGTCGGTGGGCGCGGCAGACGGGCAAGAGCTTCGGCACGACGCTCGAGGCGGCGCTCGACATGGCGGAGGCGGGCGCGCCGTGGGTGATCCTCTCGAACGGCGACCGCGGGTCGCGCGAGGACGGCGAGAAGCTGCAGCTGCACCTGCAGGCCATCGGCGCGGCCGCCCAGGCGCTCGAGGGTTACGACGTCTTCGGCGACGGCACGTACAAGGTGCACGAGATCCGCCTGCCGAATCGCGCCCGGTGCCTCTGCCTGCCGGCGAATCCCGACACCGCCCGCGGCCACTCCGCCAACGTGCTGCTCGACGAGTTCGCCTTCCACAAGGACAGCCGGAAAATCTGGGCCGCCCTCTTCCCGACCATCACGCGCGGCTACAAGATCCGCGTCGTCTCCACCCCGCAGGGCAAGCAGAACAAGTTCTACGAGCTCTGCACCAACCCGCACTACTCGCAGCACGTCGTCACCATCCACGACGCGCTGGCCGACGGGCTCGAGCTGCGCGACGAGGACGGACGCCTGACGTCCGCCGAGGATCTGCGCGTGGGCCTCGGCGACGAGGAGGCCTGGCGGCAGGAGTACCTGGTCGAGTTCCTGGACGAGGCGACGGCCTGGCTCAGCTACGAGCTGATCGCCGCCGCCGAGGACGAAGCGCTCGTGCTGACGCCGGCGTGGGCCGACGAGCTCGCGGAGCTCGCCCACCAGGCCCACGGCGTGGCGCCCACGGAGATCGCGCCGCTGCCGGTCAACGCGCCGGCGCCGCCCGGCGAGCTGCTCCTCGGCCTGGACATCGGCCGCCGGCGCAACCTCACGGTGATCTGGCTGCTCGCGCGCCGCGGCCTGCCGTGGGAGACGTTCGCCGTCATCGACCTGGCGCGCGCGCCGTTCGGCGTGCAGGAGCGGGTCCTCTGGAGCCTCCTCACGACATTGCCCGTGCGCCGGGCTTGCATCGACGCCACCGGCCTCGGCATGCAGCTCGCCGAGCGCGCCGTCGAGAAGTTCGGCGAGCACCGCGTCGAGCCGGTCACGTTCACGGGCGCCGCCAAGGAAGCGCTCGCGGTCCGCCTGAAGACGGACCTCGAGGACCGCGTGGTGCGGATCCCCGTCGAGCGCCGGATCCGCGAGAGCCTGCACTCGCTCAAGCGCCTGCAGACCGCCACCGGCAACTTCCGGTTCGACGCCGACCGCTCCGAGGCCACGGGCCACGCCGACCATGCCTGGGCGCTCGCCCTCGCGCTCCAGGCCGGCGCCGGCTCCGGCGTGCCGGCCGCCGACGTCGGTGAGCGGGAGCCGGAGGAGGAGGCCGGAGCCGGGCTCGGACGCTTCCGGCGGGGCGAGGCCGGTTTCTGGAGGCGGCGCGGATGAGGGCCATCGCCGCATTTGCCCCAGGATCGACGATCGGCCGGGGGGCCGGTATCGAGGTACCCCCCCCGGGGGGTGTCAACGCTCGTGACAGCCTTGTGACAGTTTGTGACACCGGTTGGGAACACGGTTGCACACCCGCCGGTAGGCGTTTCACCCCCCGGCGGCTCGGAGACCCCCGGTGACCCCCCTCCGACAGCGCCTCGGGGAGTACCTGGCCGGCGACCTGATCGCCGCCCGGGTCCGCGAGGTCGAGACCCGGCTGAAGGCCGAGGCCGATGCTCGCGTGCGGGAGGCGTACTCGGCGGGCATGTCGCGCGCCGACGAGCAGCTCGCCGCGCAGGGCTTCCGCCGGTTAACCGCGAACCCCAGCGACCGTGACCTCAACCCGCTCGCCCAGGACGCGATGCTGGACATCGCGTACTGGCTGTGGGAGGCGAACCCGCTCGCGCAATGGCTCATCGAGGTGGTCGTCGACTTCGTCTGGGGCGAAGGCGGGAAGGTCGAGGCGGCCGACGACAAGGTGCGCGCAGTCGTCGAGCGCTTCTGGCAGGACCCGGTCAACGCCCTCGAGCAGCGCTACGACGACTTCATTCGTGAGCTGGGCCTGCAGGGCGAGCTCTGTCTGCCCGTGGCAGTCAACGAGTACGACGGCCACGTGCGCCTCGCCTACGTGGACCCGTGCGAGATCGACGAGGTCATCACCGACCCCGACAACGCGCTCGTGCCCGTCAGCGTGGTGCTGAAGGGGCGCGACGGCCGGCGCAAGCGCCAGCTCAAGGTGGTGCGCGAGGACACGTCGCCGCTCTCGGACCATCGGGGCCTGCTCATGCCCGCGCTGCCGGGCGAGACCGACCCCGTCACCGGGCGCGGCTATGACGGCTCGTGCCTGCTCACCCAGGTCAACAAGCTCTCCGGCGCTCGCCGCGGCCGCTCCGACCTCCTCCCGCTCATCGACTGGCTCGACGGCTACGACGCGCTGCTGTTCGACTTCATGGATCGCGCGCGTCAGCTCGGTGCCTACATCTGGGACGTCGAGCTGCAGGGCATGGACGAGACGCAGATCGCCGCCTGGCTGACGAAGAACAGCCGCGTGCGGCGGGGCATGGTGCGCGCCCACAACGAGAGGGTGAAGTGGCAGGGCACGGCGCCGGACATCAAGTCGTACGAGACCGACGAGATGGCCCGCCTGCTGCGCGGGCACATAATCGGCTCCAAGAGCTTGCCCGAGCACTTCTACGGCCTGGGCGGTGACGTGACCCTCGCCACCGCCAAGGAGATGAGCCTGCCGACGATCAAGCGGATGACCCGTCGGCAGAAGACGGTGAAGTTCATGATCCGCGAGCACGCGCGCTTCGCCGTTCACCAGGCCATCCGCGTAGGCGCGCTACCGCGAGACGTCGACCAGACGCTGACCGCGACGCTGCCGGAGATGTCCATGCGCGACACCTCGGCAGTCGCCACGGCGCTCGGCAGTCTCACCGTCGCGCTGACCCAGGCCGAGGAGCTCGGCTGGATCCGGAAGGAGACCGCGGCCAAGCTCTTCGGCCTGCTGGCCAGCCAGTTGGGCGCGGAGATCGACTCGGCCGCCGAAGTGGCGGCCGCCACGGACCCCGCCCGCGGCACCGAGCGGGACTACAACGCACGCAGCGCCGAGAGCCTGCGCGCCCGCCTGGCCTCGGCCCGAGAGGCGCGCGCGTGACGGGCCGCGTCCGCCTCGCCTCGACCCCGCAGGACCGCTTCGTCGAGCGCGTCGAGGCGATCCGGGCCCGGCTCGACCGGCTGCCCGATGCCGCCCTTCGCGCCGCCATGGAGGAGCTCGAGGCCATCCGACAGCGCGTGCTCGGCGAGCTGGTCGGGGCGGAGGGCTTCGAGGCGTTCCGGCTGCGCGAGCTCACCACCCGCCTCGAGCGCGTCCTGGACGCCTTCGCCGAGCGGTACCAGACCGCCGTCGCGCCCTACCAGCGCGAGGCCGTGACGCTGGGACGCGCGCTGGTGAGCGAGCCGATGGTGCAGTCGGGGCTCACCCTGGGCGTCCCGGAGATCCCGCGGCGCCTGGTGGAGGCCGCGCTCGACTACCACGCGGACCTGATCCAGGGCGTCAGCCAGGACGCCCGCCGGCGCATCACCCAGTCGCTGCGCCTCGGCGCCATCGAGGGCAAGAGCCCATTCGAAGTCATGCGCGACGTCGCCGGCTCGCTGCGCCGCCCCGGACCGTTCGCGTCGATCGCGGCCCGCGCCGAGGCCATCACCCGGACCGAGCTGGGACGGCTGCAGTCCATCGCCTCGGACGGCGCGCTCGGCGAGGCCAAGCGCCTGGTCCCCGATCTCCTCAAGCAGTGGGCGCACAGCGGGGCGATCGATTTCCGCGTGACGCACAAGCTCGCGGACGGGGCGACCCGGGAGGTCGACGACGACTTCGAGATCGCGCCGAAGCCGGGCTTGCCCAAGGAGCGGCTGCGGTACCCGCGAGATCCACGGGCGAGCGCTGCCAACACCGTGAATTGCGGGTGCCTCGTGCTGCCCTTCAAGGCCGACTGGCCGGCATAGAGAGGAGAGCGTCATGGACGAGAAGCCGAAGGACGAGAAGCCGCGGGACGAGAGACCACGGGGCGACGAGCTCAGCGACGCGGCGCTCATCGCCCGCGCCAAGCGGGCCTACGGCCTGAAGGACCACGAGGTCATGGCGGCCGCGGTGAGGGACGGCGTCGTCACGCTGGTGACCATCGGTGCCCACAAGGCGCGCTGGAAGCCGGGCGACGAGGTGAAGCCGCTGCACGACCTGCACGCGGGGCGCTCGATCAAGCCGCAGGCGCCGCCGGCCGCGAAGTAGCGGCACGACCGCAACGACGGAGGGGCGACGACGATGGCGCTGAGCTTCGAGGACCGGCAGCAGAAGATCCGGACCGCGCTCGAGCAGAAGTTTCCCCGGCGCGAGGGCCAGTACGAGGCCGGGCCGTGGCTGGTGGCCACGTTCGACGACGTCGCGGTGATCCAGCGCGACGGCAAGCTCTGGCGCCTGCCGTACACCGTGACCAACGAGCAGGACGTCACGCTCGGGGAGCTCGAGCTCGTGGAGGTGCAGTACGAGCCGGTCAGCGAGGCGGTGGCCTTCGAGCGCTCGCGCGAGAAGGACGGCTCGGCCTGGGAGGTGCGGATCCTGAAGTTCGGGCGCTCGGGCAACGGCTTTCTCTGGACGCGGGAGAGTGGCGAGGCGCTCCTGCCGCACCTCGAGGGCGCGCCGATCGGGCTGTATACCAGCGCGGCTGGCGTCGCCGGTCACCTGCCCGAGCATGCGGTCGTCGTCGCCGGCGGCGGCCTCGTCCGCAACATCGTGGGCCATACCGCGACGGCCCGCCTCGAGGCCGACGGCGTCTACGCGACCGCGCACATCCACGAGGACGCGAGCTGGCTGCGCAAGAAGCTCCTCACGCTCGAGCAGGGCGGCGTGCTCGGCAAGACGCTCGGGCTCTCGGTCGACACCCTCTGCGGCTTCATCCCCGTCCGCGTCCAGGAGGGCCTGAGCCGCTGGGTGCGGACGGTCAAGCAGCTCATCTCGACGGACATCGTCACGGCGCCCTCCGCGGACGGGCGCTTCATCCGGGCGACGGCGGGGCCGTTGCTCACCACCCAGGAGGACTGCATGACGCGCAGCCAGCTGATCGCGGTCATCAAGGAACACCGGCCCCAGCTGCTCGAGGGGCGGGTCGTCGAGAGCCTGACCGACGCCGACGTCGAGGGCCTCGTGCGCGAGGCGCTCAAGCCGCCCGCCGCGCCGGCGCCGGTGGAGAAGCCCGAGTGGGCGAAGGCGCTCGAGGTCGAGCTGAGCCAGACGCGGGTGCGTGAGGCCCTCGTGGCCTCGAAGCTGCCCGGACCCATCACGGAGAAGCTCGGCAAGCAGTTCGCCGGGCGCGTCGTGGAGGCCAAGGAGCTCGAGGACGCGATCAAGGCCGAGCGCGAGGTTCTGGCGCGCCTCACCGAGAGCGGCACGCCGTCGGGCTTCGGGGAGCGCCGCCGCGCCGAGATCCTGACGGCGCCCCGCGACAAGGTCCAGGCCGCCATGGACCGGCTGTTCGGGGTCACGCCGGAGCGCTTCGGCCGGATCCTCGAGTCGCTGCCCATGAGCGAGTACGCCGTGGCGCGCGTGCGCGAGAGCCTCGCCCCCAACGCCGAGGCCCACAAGGACCGCGGCCTGGACTTCGGCGGGTCCCTGCGACGCGCCTACGTCGAGCTGACGGGCGACGTCGAGGTCAGCGGCTTCATCCAGCCCGGACGCGCCTCCGAAGCGATCGCCACCACGACCTGGGTGAACATCCTCGCCAACTCGCTCCACCGTCTGCTGCTCCAGGACTACGCCGCCGTGGACTACAAGGAGCGCTCGATCGCCCAGTTCGGGCGCGCCACGGACTTCCGCACCAAGGAGACGGTGCACCTCAACTACTTCAGCGACCTGCAGGAGTTCGACCCCCAGGCGCAGGATTACCCGAACATCGCCGAGCCCGGCGACGGCGCGGTGTCCTACGCGGTGAGCGGGCGCGGCGGCGTCCTCACCATCACGCGCCGCACCATCATCAACGACGATCTGGGCGCCGTGCAGCGCCTGATGTCGCGAATGGGGCGGGCGGCGCGGCGGACGCTGGCGCGCTTCATCTGGTCGTTCTGGACCGGCAACGCCGCCTTCGACATCGATGGCCTGGCGTGGTTCCACGCGACCCACGCCAACACGGGATCGACGGCCCTCACGGCCAACCTCGCCGGCGCGAACGAGGTGCTGGCCAAGATCATCCAGCTCGCCGACATGCTGGAGGCCGGCTCGAACGAGAAGCTGGGGCTGCCGTCGATGGACGCGCTGTGGCTCGACGTCCCGCACGCGCTCTATGGCGTGGCCAAGCAGATCAACGACTCGCCCGAGTTCGGCGCGGGCAACGTCAATCCGGTGCTCAAGCACTTCGGCCAGAACGGCGAGCGCATCAACGCCAACCCGCTCTTCGCCGATGCCACGGACTGGGGCGTGCACGTCGACCCGCGCGCCGGCGGCCGCGAGTCGATCGTCGTCGACTTCCTCAACGGCCGGGAGGAGCCCGAGTTCTTCGTCGCCGACCAGCCCACCGTGGGCCAGACGTTCATCGGCGACAAGAACCAGATGAAGATCCGCCACGAGTACGGCGGCGACATCCAGGACTTCCGCGGCGCGACGAAGAACGTGGTGGCCGGGTAGTCCTCCACCAGCTGAGGACCGCGGGGCGGCCTCCGGGCCGCCTCGCACGACGGGAACGTGGTCAACGAGGAGGACCAGGAACGATGGCCAGGAAGCTCCTGAGCGTGACGCTCATCGCGGTGCTCGCACTGCTGCTGCCGTTCGGCGCGAAGACCGGCGGCGTCATCCCCTGCCACGACCAGATCGGCGTCGTCGCCTGGCTCAGCCCTTCCGTCGTCGAAGCGGCCGCGCCCCAGCTGCCGGCGCTCGGCGCCAACCTCCACATCCTCACCTTCCACGCGTCGGGCCAGTTCAACGCGTCGAAGACCAACCTGGTGAAGTTCCCGGCGCCGTTCGACCTGCGCGTGCTCTACGTCACGGCAGCGATCCAGGCCAAGGGCGGCACCCAGGGCACGACGACCCTCACCGTGCTCAACGCCGGCCAGGCGGTGACGAACGCCATGGACATCGGCTCGCCGGCGGCGGCCACGGTCGTGGAAGCGACCCTGGTCGCGGCACAGCAGAACGTGGCCAAGGACGCGGCGATCACCGCGGACCTGGTCATCACAGGCGGCACCTCGCCGACGATCGACCACATCAGCCTCGTCATCGTCGTCGCGCGACGGTAGCGATTCCGAGGGCGCGCGCCACGGACAGCACGGCGCGCGCCACGCAGCACCCGGCGGGCCGCGAATGGCCCGCCGGGGTCATTCCGCGGGAGGGGAGGGACTGGATGAGCTGGTGGACCCAGGCGGTGGGCAAGAAGGAGAAGGTCGCCGGCAAGGTGGTCGAGGAGCCGTACATGCCGGACGCGGTCAAGGACGGCATCGTCGGGGCGCTGCGCGCCTTTCCGGACGGCTGCGACGTGGCGCTCGAGACGTCCGGCCACATCGACAGCCACTCCGCGAAGCTCGAGCTGAAGATCCAGAAGGTGCAGGTCCTCTAGGCCATGCTCGCCGACTGGCGCCTCCTCGTCGACCAAGAGCTGAAGGACACCGCCGGCATCCTCGGCCAGGGCGACAAGGACGCGTCGATCGGCGAGGCGGTGAAGGAGTACTCGAAGCACCGGCCTCGCGAGCGCGTGCACGAGATCGCCGGCAACGGCTCGGCCTTCGAGTTCGTGTTGCCGGGCGACTGGGAGGAGGGCTTCTCGGCGATCCGCGGCGAGGTCGAATACCCGGCCGGCAAGCGGATCCCGGAGTTCATCGAAGCCGACGCCTGGATCCTCTATCGCGATCCCGCGGCCGGGCTGCGGTTCCGGCTCAAGCACCACACGCCGGGCGCCACGGAGACGGTCCGGTTCACGTACACCATCCGCCACAGCCTGGACGCGGTGACGGATACCGTCCCCGTCGCTGACCGCGAGGCCGTGGTGAAGCTGGCCGCCAGTTATGGCGCCCGGAAGATCGCCGCCTACTACGCGCAAAGTCAGACTCCCACGCTCGGCGCCGACGCCGTCGACTACCGGAGCAAGGCCCAGGACTACACGATGCTCGCCGACCGTCTGCTCAAGGCGTTCAAGGAGCACCTCGGGCTGCGCGACGGGGACCAGGTGCCGGCAGCCAGCGTGTCGATCGACACGAGCGTCGACCTGCAGCCCGGCGGCGACCGGTTCTATCACCCGCGGCGGTGGCGGTGATGGCCCAGCTCTCGTTCGACGTCGAGCTCCGCGGGCCGCTGTTCGTCCCGCAGCTCAGGGAAGCGTTCGCCGAAGAGATCGATCGCGAGCTCGCCGAGCTGACGGCCATCGGCCAGCGCATGGTGGTGAAGGAGACGCCGCGAGGGGCGTCCGGGCTGCTGCGCGGCTCCGTGATCACGGAGCTGCGGGGGACCCCGCTCCGGGTGGGCGTGGTCCTGTCGTCGATGTTCTATGCCCCCTACGTCGAGCGCGGGCGGCGCCCGGGCCGGCGCCCGCCGGTGGCCGCCCTGCGGCTCTGGGTAGTCCGCAAGCTCGGCATCCGCGACGCCAAGCAGGCCCGGGCCGTGGCCTTCGTCATCGCCCGGAAGATCGGGCGTGTGGGCACGGGCGGCGCCGCGATGTTCTTCAAGGCGTCCCAGCGGCTCGAGCCGATCGCCCAGGCGCGGTGGCAAGCCCTGGGCCAGCGCATCGCCCGACGGCTCGGAGGGGCCTGAGCGGTGTCGGTGGCCACCATCCGCGCCGCGATGAAGGCCGCGCTCGAGACGGTCGCGAACGTCGGCAAGGTCAACGCCTTCGAGCCGCTGGCCGTCCGGGAAGAGGACTTCAAGACGTGCTACGTGGACCGCCGGCTCGGCTACGTCCTGGGGTGGAGTATCGCCCGGGAGAGCGCCGAGGAGACCCGCAGCAGCCACCGGACGAACCTCGTCGGGCACACCCTGGTGGTCCGTGGGGTCCGCGCGCTGGCCGAGGGCGGCGCCACCGACACGGAGTTCCAGGGCCTGGTCGACGCGGTGCTCGCCGTCATGCGGAAGAACCAAGTGGCTCTGTACGGCGCCAGCGTCGTCGAAGTAGGGCCGCCGCAGCTGCGCATCACCGAGCCGCGCACCTTCGCCGGCTACACCGTCCACTACTGCGAGATCGCCCAACGGTGCGCCGAGCAGGTCGACCTGGTGCCGCAATCGTGAGCTCCACACCCGAGCACGGGAGGACACCGCCGCCATGATCACCGCCGCGAATCTTCGCCTCGGCCCGGCCAACGTCTACATCCACGAGAAGCCGCGGGCCACGCTGACGACGGTCCTCACCGGCAACAACAACGACCTCACGTTCACGGCCGACAAGCCCGGCGCCGGCGGCAACGCCATCACGATCGCCTACGTGAACCCGGCCGCGGCGAACAAGCCGCTGGCCGTGACCGTCGTGGGCACCGCCATCTCCGTGCAGCTGGCGACGGACGGCGCGTCGGCTATCGTCTCCACCGCCGACCAGGTCAAGGACGCCATCAACAACTCCTTCGCCGCCCGCTCGCTGGTGTACGCGGTGCGTGCCGCGGGCAACGACGGCTCCGGTGTCGTGGAGGCGATGGCGGCGACCCAGCTCGCGGGCGGCAGCGACACGGCGACCCCGGTCGATGTGGGCGCGATGGGCAACGAGCTCCGCATCGTCATCGGCACGAGCGTGACGCCGCTGACCGCGGCGCAGACCGGCGACGTCGCTCAGGACGAGGTCATCGTCGGTGGCAAGGTGGAGTTCACGATCCCCTTCAAGGAGATCGTCTTCGACAACTTCGCGCGCGCCATCCCGAACGCCCGCGTGCTGGCAGGGGCGAACGGGCTGAAGCGGCTCGACATCGTGGCCCGCGTGGGCGAGTCGCGGCGGGCCTTCGCGGTCAAGATGGAGATCCGCCCGCTGATCGGCGGCGTCGAGACCGCGGACCCGAACGAGATCTACGTCATCCCCCTCGCCACCGCGGTCGCCGGCGACGTCAGCATCCCCTTCGGGCCGACGACCCAGCAGGAGCTACCGGCGACCTTCCGAGCGTGGCCGGACGCCAACGGCCGCTGGATGTTCAAGGGCACCGAGACGCTGTAGGGGCAGGGAGGCGATGACGAGCATGGAGACGACCGGACCTCGGCCCACCGGCGACGCCGAGCTGCATCTCGACCTGGACGCGTTCGTGCCGCGGCCGGCCGGCACGGTGACATTCCAGCGCCAACGGTACGACGTGCGCGCCGTGATCGACCTGCCAATGCAGGAGTACTTCGATCTGCTCCAGTTGGACCGCGAGCTCGCGAGCGCGACGGACGAGGAGACGATCCTGCGCGGCGCCATGAAGAAGGTCCGGATGCTGGTGCCCGACATGCCCGAAGGCGTCGTCGCCCAGCTCTCGTACACCCAGGCGCTCCGCGTCGCGGCCGCCGCCTGGACGATCGCCAAGCCAAACCCTCCAGCGGCCGCCGCCGGCTCTTCCTCCGGCTCGCCCGCGTCGGCCGATTCTGGAGCGGCTGGAGCCGGCGCGAGCTGATGGCGCTGAGCCTGCGGCAGCTGGCGCGCTGCGAGGCCGTCATGGAGGAGCTGCGCGCCGAGGAGGAGCTGGCCGCGGTCCTGGTGACCGCGTGGCCGCACATGGACTCCGCTAGCCGCGCCTCCTTCATGGCGGCGCGGGCGGGCGGTGAGGTAGCTGCGGCACCGAAGACGATCGAGCGTGGTCCAGCACTAGACGCCTTCATCGGGGCGAAGTAGCGAGCCGATGGCCGACGCCAACAACCAGGTCCTCCTGAAGATCGTCGTCGACCGCTCCGACCTGCCCGCGGCGCTGAAGCGCGTCGAGGCCGAGCTCGGCGGCGTGAAGGGACGCGCCAGGGAGATGAGCGATGAGTTCCAGCTGAGCAACGCCCGGGCGCGCGGCCTCGCCGCCCAGGGCCTGGCCCAGCTCGGGACGGCGGCGCCCGGCGTCGTCGGCGTCTTCTCGGACCTCATTACGCACTCCGGCAAGCTCGCGGCCGGCCTGCAGGCCGTCGCGGTCGCGATCGTGGCCGTAGAGGGTGCCCGCGCGCTCATGAAGGGTGGCAAGGCCCTGGGCGACCTCTTCGAGTTCGGGGAATCCGAGGAGGCGTGGGTCGAGCGCATGAAGCAGCGCGCCGAGGAGGAGCGGAAGTTCCTCGGGGCGCGGGGCGCGCTCGCGCAGTTCGCGATCGAGCAGGACAGGCGCCGCCTCGAGGTGACGGCCGAGCTCACCGCGGCACAGCTGCGCGACAGCGGGCAGGTCGTGCGGGCGATCGAGGTCGAGCGGGAGGCGCGCCTGGCCACGCTGGACCTCGAGCGCCGCGAGCTCGAGTTCAAGCTGTCCGGCCTGGCCCGCACCGAGGAGGGCCAGCTCGAGGCGGCGCGGCAGCGCACGGCGCTCGAGGAGCGCCTCGCCGAGGAGCGCCGCCGGATCAACCTGGAGGCCGACCGGGCCATCAGGGAGGCACGGGATGAGGCCGCCGCGCGCGACGAGGAGCGGCAGCGCGAGCTGGACGCTGCGGCCAGCGAGCGGCGCCAGGCCGAGCTCGGCGCCCAGGCCGAGATCGCCCAGGGCGAAGGGCGCCTCCTCGAGGCGGCGCGCCTGGCCACGGCCCAGCGGCTCGAGCAGATCCGCGCCGAGGCCGAGCAGCGGATCCGGGCGCTGCAGGAGGCCGCCAAGGCCGACCCCGAGCTGGCGGCGCGGTCGCAGGCGCTGCGGCTCGAGATCGTCCAGGCGACGTCCGCGAAGATCCTCGCGGTATACGCCCAGGAGGCGCAGGCCACCCGTGAGCTGTTCGATCGGGCGGCCGCGTCGACGGCGGCGATCGTGGGGCCGCGCCGGGACCCGGCCGAGCTCCGGCGCACGACCGAGGAGCGTGCGCAGGCGCTCCGCGAGGCCGAGCGCGCGGCACGTCTGGCCGGCGGCGTCGGGCTACCCACCGGACGCGGCGAGGCGGAACTCCGGAGCGATTTCAGCATCGCCGCACAGATAGAGCGCCTCCGGGCCCAGGACGCCGCGCTGGACGAGCTGCAGCGGCGTCGGATGGAGCACCTGCAGGCGCTCAATGCCGAGGCCGCCGAGCAGAACCGGCCCAACCTGCTGGAAGGCCGGCGCGACGTCGAGCGCCTGAACGCCCAGATCAACGAGCAGGCTGAAGCGTTCGCGAAGCTGCAGCGCGAAGGCGTGCCGCTCCGGGAGCTCCTGCCGGAGATCGACCGTCAGTCGGCGGCGCTCGCCCAGGAGGTCGAAGCCCTCAACCAGCGGCTGGCCAACTCGCCGGCGGCCCTCGAGCTGGTCCGTCAGAAGCTCGGCGACATCCCCTTCGGGGGCTTCGCGCAGCGCGTCCGTGACGCATCGGCCGCGCTCGGCGAGACCGAGCGGCCCGTGGCCGCCGTCACCCAGCGGCTGCTGGAGCTCGGGCCCGCGGCCGGCGCGGCTGGCCCGTCACTCGCCACGCTCAAGGGCCAGCTCGACACGGTCCGGGACTCGGCGATCGCGACGGCGCAGGCGGTCAGCGTGCTCAACCAGGTCCTCGCCGCCGGCGGCGCGGTCGCTGCCGGCGAGCCGACTGGGCCCAACCCGGGGAACACGGGCATCCAGGTCGTCGACGCGCCTGTGGACCTCGCGGGCTCCGGCGTGGAGTAGGGCGCGGTGGCAACAACGCTCGACGTGGCGGCGCTCGAAGCGGCGCGCGCGCTGGAACAGTTCGACGCCGGGCTACGCGCGGTCCGCGCCCGGCTTCAGGTGGCGGCGCACGAGCTACCAGGCACGACGGTGCAGGTGGTGGAGTTCGTGATCGTCGCCGGTGTCCCGGTGCGCCGCGACGTGCTCGAGGAGTTCCTCGACGCGCTCGAGCTCGGCACTCCGGGCGGCATCTGGCGCTGGCCGTCGACCGAGGCTCGGATCGCGGCGGCGAACGCCCGGTGGAGGGCGCGGTGGCGCTGACCGATGCGCTGAACGAGGCGACGGCGGGCCTGCAACGCTTCGCGGCGCACCTGGAGGCGCTGGCGTCCCGCCAGGTGCAGGTCCGGGTGGCGGCCGAGCTCGACACGCAGGCCCTGGTCGACGTCATCCGGCGCAAGCAGGCGCCCGAGCTCATCGAGGCGCTGCGCCGAGAGCTGGATCTGCGGTGAGCCTGATCCTCTTCGCGCACAACCTCCTCGAGCTCGGCACGGTCACCGCCGCGGCGGCCGCAGCGTTCCCCAAGGAACGTCTGTACGACCGGGATCGGGGACCGCAGTGGCAGGCCGACGCGGTCGCCCAGCGCGACATCGACGTCGACCTCGGCGCCGGGGTCAGCCTGTCGGCGAGCGCCTGGGCCCTCGTCAACCACAACCTCACCGTAGCGGTCGAGATCCGCACGTCGTCCGACGGGGTCACCTTCGGCACGCTCGTCGATTCGGCGACCCCGGCCGGGGTCGATCCCTTCCTGCGGACGTTCACCCTCGCGACCTCGCGCTACTGGCGCATCCGAATCCCGGCCGGCGCCTCGGCGGCGTCGATCGGCGAGCTGCTGTTGGGGGTGCCGGTCACGCTGCCGACCGAGCCGACGGAGATCGCGGAGACCGTGGAGGGCAACGTGCGCCGCGACGAGTCCCCGGCCGGGTTCGCGTGGCGGGTGAAGCGCGGCGCGCCGCGGCGGCGCGTGGAGTTCAGCTGGGACATGCTGCCCGAGAGCGACTACGCCGAGCTGCTCGAGGCGTTCGCAGACACGGAGGACGGGGCGAAGGCGCTCCTCGTCCAGGATCCAAGCGGCGTCCTGCGGTGGATGGAGTTCGCAGCGCCGAGGATCCGCAGCGCCGTCCGGGTTCGGGACTGGCGGGGCACCGCGGTGAGCTTTCTCGAGGCGCTGTGACGTGAAGACCTTGACCAGCGCCGCCGCGCTCGCTGCGACCCGCCGTTACGCGTCGCCGCTCTATCTCCTGCGGATCGACTTCACCGCACCGTCTGCGAAGACCCTCCGATTCTCCGACCGGTATGTGACCGCGCTCGGAGAGCAGTGGCTGCCGTTCGTCGCGAGCTGGGGGTCGCTCGACGAGGCCCTGAGCACGACGAGCGTCGACGGCCGCCCCGCCACCGCCTCGGTGACGTTCTTCAACACGAAAGCGATCGAGGGCAAGAGCCGGCTGTCCGACCTGATCCGGACGCCGCTCAACACGGCCGGCGCCTACGAGTGGGCCTTCGCCAAGGTCACGGTCTACCAGCTGTTCGAGGGGCTCGCGGTCGGCGACGAGGTGCCGGTCGGCGTCTGGTATCTCGAGGATCCGACGGAGATCGGCGAAGACCTGCTGACCGTCCGGATGAGCGACGAGGCGCTCGTCCTCGAGCACAAGCTCGCGGTCACGCGCGTGAGCCGCGATGAGTTCCCCGCCGCCCCGCCCGAAGCAATCGGCCGGAGCATCCGGCGGCCGTTCGGCGTGCTGCGCGGCGTGTCCGTGCTGCCGGTGGTTGAGAGCGCGACGTCACGCCTGGCCAGCGCGCTGCTCGCGGCCGGGACGTCGATCGTGCTGGACGACGCCAGCCTGTTTCCGGCGACGGGCACGGTGCAGATCGACTCCGAGCACATCGTCTACACGTTCAAGTCGGGCAACACGCTGACCGGCCTCACGCGGGCGGCGAACAGCACCACGGCCACCGACCACCAAGACGGCGCGGTCGTCTATGAGGTGCGCCTGGACGCCAATGCCTACCGCTACGCGGTCGGCGAGAGCTTCGGCAATTTCAAGATCAAGGGCGTCCAACGTCCTCGTCAACGGCTCGACCCCAGCGATCTCGCCGGCCATCGAGCCGGATGTGACGACCCTCGTCGCCGGCAAGAGCTTCGCACTCCTGACGTTCCCGTTCCTGGCGAAGTTCTTCCAGCCGGCCGCCGCGAGCGCCCAGCGAAACATCAGCGTCACGCCGTTCGCGCTGCTCGGCTTCGATGGCGAAAGCGCCGGCTGGCCCACCACGTATCAGCAGGTTACGCGCACGATCGCGCCGAGCAGTATCGGCGGCACCACGTCGACCGATCGAATCCTTAACTGCCGCGTGCTCGCCCGCAACAATCCGAGCGACTCGACGCAGGTCAAGCAGGCCCACATCCTGTGGAGGATCAAGCGCCGGCTCTCGGGCGGCTCAGACCTGACCATCGCCTCCGGCGAGTTCCCGCCTGGCGGCATTGGCGGGGAGGTGAGCGTCGCCGATACGCGTGTCTATGACGCGACGGCGGACGAGATCATCACGTTCGAGTACACGCATGGCGGCGCAGACGACGACGACCTGGAATGGATCATCGACCTCTACAAGGTCATCGACCACGCGACCGTGATGGCCGGAGGCGGGCCGACGCGAATCGGCGAGATCACCGTCGACGTCGAGGGCATCCGTGACGACGGCAGCGGCACGATCTCCGGGACACCGAGCCTGCTGCTCGAGAACCCGGCCGACATCACGCGCTTCATCCTGACGCAGCTGTACGGCGTCGCGTCCGCGAGCCTCGGCTCGACCTGGGCGACGACGCGGGCGCTGCTGGCCGTCGGCGGGTACAAGTGGGCCTTCCTGCTGGAGTTCGAGGAGTTCTCGAAGCTGCGCCTCCGCCTCGGTGAGCAGGCGCGCTCGATTCTGTACCTGGCGGCCGGCGTCTGGGAGCTCAAGTTCTTGCCCGACAACCCGACGGCCCAGCTCACGCTCGACTACATGCGGGACGTGGCGCGCGACGTCCCCGTCAAGATCCGCCGCACACCGCGCGCCGACGTCCGCAATAGCATCTGGGTCTACAGCCAGCGTGACGACGCCTCCGGCGACTACCGGCGCCTGAGAAAGCACGAGGACCTGACGCAGCCGGGCCTGACGGAGGTGTTCCAGCACGACCTCCGGCTCGACCTGGTACAGGACGCCGCCACGGCGGACCTGCTCGGCGCCTTCTGGCTCTCACAATGGAAGCGGCAGCGGTTCGACATCGAGTTCACCGCCTTCTGGAACGTCCTCGCGGCCGAGCCCGTCGACTACGTGCGCCTCGCGAACCATCCCGCCCTCGCCGCGCACGGCCTGCCCGTGCTCCGGGTCATCGGGAAGCGCTCTGGGCTGGGCGAGGAACACCCGGGGCGCATCCGGCTGCGTGGAATCGAAGTCGCGACGGATCGGCCGACGGAGACCCCGGACGGTGAGGAGGAGCTGATGCGCGTGCAAGGACTGGTCGGCGCCAACAACGCGGGCACGCCGAACACGCAATACGACCTGAACGCCGATGCCGTCGTCGCGCGCGATCCCGGGCTCGGGCAGCGTTACGTCCGGATCGGCGGATCGCCGATCACCTGCAACATCGCGACGGCGGGACCGGCGGCGAACGGCCGCGACCAGTCGGGCGCGTTCACGGCCGGCTCGTTCGTCCATTTCTACTTCATTCACAACCCAGGCACGGACACGTGGGCGACGCTGGCGAGCGCCACGGCGCCGCCGAACGGGCCGACGCTGCCGAGCGGGTACACCGCGTGGGCCTACGCCACGACGGTCCGGTTCAGCGGCGCCTCGGCACTGTACAGCACCTACGCGCGCGGCCCGGTCGTGCTCTACGCGGTGCCGTTTACCGACCCCGCCGTCCTAGTGGGCGGCGCAGCGGCAGTCGATACCGGCATCACGATCTCCGGGTTTGTGCCTTCCAACGCGGCCCGAATCATGCTCGCGCTGAGGATGTACAACACTGGAGTGAGCAGCGGCGGTCAGGACAGCCTGCTGCTCCGGGTCGTCGCCGGTGGGTCGAACGTCGCTCGCCACGACCATCTCTCCACCAGCACGGCTGCTGGCATCTCGAGCAGCGAGGCCGTCATTCCGAACGTCGGCCAGACGCTCCGCTACCTGATCTCCCGCTCGTCGTCCGGCGGCACCGTGCAGGCCGACGTCTACATCAAGGGCTACAGCGTGCCGAACGGGGACGCCTGATGCGCTTCGGCGCCGGGCTCGTTCTCGCCATCATCCTGTTGTGTGCCGCGCCGGCCCAAGCCGAGCGCGCGGATCTGTACGGCCCGGTCCCCGACGAGGCGACCGCGCTGCATGTCGTGCCGGGTCCGGTGTGGAGCTTCGTAGGGTCGGCGGCGTCGGCGTCCGCGACGCCCTTCGACGCCGACCTCATAGAGCCGATCGCGCGCGCCAGGTTCTGTCTCATCTGGACGCCGGGGCCGGCGTCCAACCGTGTGCGTCTGGTGTCGTGGTGGACGGGCATGGCCGAGATCGCGCGCGTGCAGTCCGACGGCTCGCTCACGCCCCGCGCGCAGTGCTGGTACATCACCGAGGCGCTGGAGGCGCTCCGCCAGTCGCTCGCTGCCCGCGGGGGGATGACCTTCCTGGCCTATCAGGTTGCGGGCGAGTGGGCGGGGCCGATGACGCTGTACGCGGTATGGGTGGACTGGCGATGAGCGGGCGCCTCATGCCCCGCGACGTCGAACGATAGGAGGAGCGACCGATGAGCGCCAAGAGCGACTACCTCGAGCAGAAGCTGATCGACCTGGTGCTGAACAAGGTGGCGTTCACCGGGCCGGCGACCTACGTGGCGCTCTTCACCGCCGCCCCGTCCGACGCCGGCGGCGGCACCGAGGTCTCGGGCGGCAGCTACGCCCGGCAACTCGTCAACGAGAACGCGAGCGGCTCCACGCCGAAGTGGAAGCTCGCCGCCCCGTCCGGCGGCGGCTACCTGGTGGAGAACCTGCAGGCCATCACGTACCCCCAGGCGACCGCCAACTGGGGCGAAATCCTCGCCTTCGCCATCTTCGACGCGCCGGCCGCCGGCAACATGCTGTACCGGGGCTGGCTCTCCACGCTGCGGTACATCTTCACCGCGGCCGCGGCCACCGACGTCTTCACGGCCCCCGGCCACACCCTGGTGAACGGCGACCGCGTCATCCTCCAGGGCGACGCCCTGCCGACGGGTGTCGCCGCCGACACCGTGTACTACGTCCGGGACGTCGCGGGCAGCACGTTCAAGCTGGCGGCGACCCAAGGCGGCGCGGCGATCGACATCACCGCCGACGGCGCAGGCGAGGTGCACAAGCTCGCGCCGAAGACCATCACGTCCGGGGACACGTTCTCCTTCCCGGCTGACGCGCTGGACATCATCGAGAAGTAGGGCGGTCGGCATCGAGAGGGACCTGCTAGATGGGCGTCCTACAGTTCGACGGCGTCGATGATCGGATCAGGTGGACGACCCTCGCGACGGCCCTGCAGAACCTCCCCACGGGCGCCTACACCCTCGCCGTCCTCTTCAAGCGCGGTACGCCGACGGGAACCTGGGACGCGCTCTCGTACCTCAACTCAGGAAGCGGGAGCGGCTCGGCCGAAGCTGGGATCAGCATCTCGGACGTGAACACCGCGTTCATGGACCTGAACCTGAGCCAGAGCAACCCGAAGACCGCCACCACGTTCACGAACACGACGTCGCCTTACCTCTGGGTGCTGTCGAAGGCCGCGGGAGCGTCGGCGCCGCGTCTGGGGTGGAAGCTGGGATCCGGCGGTGCCTGGACGCACGAGAACCTCGACAACTCGCCCGCCGACCAGAGCGCTGCGACGATCCTCGGCATCGGCGAGTGGCAGGCGGGCGACATCTTCGAGGGCTGGATCGGCCTCGTGGCGTGGTGGAGTGGCGCCATGTCCGACGCCAACAAGGAAGCGCTCGACGACAACTGGCGCACGTCGGACTGGTGGGCCAGTGTCCACGGCCAGCCGGTCTTCCTCGCGGAGTTGAACGTGGCCGGCGCGAGCGTCGTCGACCTCGCCGGCAATGCATCATCGCTCACGGTCGTCGGGACGACGCTCGACGCTGCCGAGACGCTGGATAACTGGAATTTCGACGGCACCGGCGCGGCGCCCAAGAGCCTCATCGTGGCGCCACGCCCGATGCGGCACATGCTCGTCCGCTAGGAGGGGAACATGGGCAGGGTCTACACCGTCGGCTTCAACGGCGTCGCGGTGACGGCGCAGCAAGACCTCTTCGAGATCCTCGCGCCCGCGGACGCCACGGTCATCGTGCACGACTACCAGCTCTCGCAGGACACCGAGGTCGGCGACGCCGCTGAGGAGCAGCTCGCCATCATCGAGAAGCGGGGCGTCGGTAGCGTGACCAGTGGAAGCGGCGGAACGACGGCCACGCCTCAGCCCGTGGAGGACGGCGACGCCGGCTTCGGGGGCACCGTCGAGGTCAACAACACGACCAAGCTCGCGGCCGGCACGGGGACGATCGAGACGCTGCAGCGCCGGTCGTGGAACGTCCGCGTGCCGTTCGAGAAGGTCTACACGCCCGAGACGCGCCCGAAGATCTCGCCCAACAACCGCTGGGCGCTCGAGCTCGCCTCGACACCGGCGGACGCCATCACGATGAGCGGCAGCGTCACGATCGAGGAGATCGGAGGGTAGCCATGCTCAAGGGGAGCACGCTCACGCGCGAGACCTTGCCGGCGTCCATTCGCCGCCGGCTGCCCTCGCCCGAGGCCCAGCAGGAGTACGTGCGGGCCCACAACGGCCGGTGGGCGATCGTGGCGAAGGACTCCGACGGCACGCCGCTCGTGGCCGAGGAGCTCGACGCCCGGGCGCTCCGCCGGCTGTCGCCGAAGGCGCGCCGGATCGCGGGCGCCATGCTGCGCCTCAGCGAGGAGGAGCGGCTCGAGGTCCTGGGCGCCTTCACCGCCGCCGGAAACCTGAAGCGGCCGTTCGAGGCGGTCGCGGGGTAGCCGCGTGTCGACGGGCGTCTTCCGGCGCTACCCGTTCCCGACCTACCACCGGCGTCCGGTGTGGATCGGGACGACTGCGCCGGCCGGCCAGGCGGTCACCGCCGAGGCCGCTGTCGAGGGCGTGGCCGAGGTCGCCGCGGCCGGCGCCGTCACCGCAGCCGCGGGCGCCCGGGCGGAGAGCGGCGCCGAGGCGCGCGCCTTCGCCGAGGTCCTCGTCGCAGCCGCCGCGAAGGTCGAGGGCGTCGCGCAGACCGCGCCTGCGGGCGCCGTCGCCGTCACGGCGAGCGTTGGTGCGACGGGCGATGCCGAGACCGCGGTGGCCCCTGAGGTCGCCGTCCAGGGCGCCGCCACGGCGACAGGCGTGGCCGAGCTCGTGGGCAACGCCGGCCTCGTGACCGCCCAGGCGGCCGTGACCGGCCAAGCCGAGACGGCCGCGACCCCGGCTGTCACGGTTCGTGGTGCGGCCGCGGCGACGGGCCAGGCGATCGCGCGCGCCTCCGCCGAGGTCCTGGCCCGGGCGGCGGCCACGTGCGAAGGCTCGGCGGTCGTCGCTGGCGCGCCGGTCCTGACGATCCGTGCGGCCGCTCTGGTGAGCGCCGTTGCCGCAGTCGCCGCGGCTGGATCCACGGCCGTTGTCGGCGCGCTGCCCGAGACCATCGTCGCGACCGTTCGGTCGCTGACTCCCACGCATACCGTCGCCGATCTCAACCCCGAGCGCTCGGTCGGCGACCTGCAGCCACTCCGCACCGTGGAGATGCTCTGA